GCCTTTCACGATTAAATACTCTGAATTTGAGGCGGTAGGAGCAATTAGAGAATGGAGCTTTGAAATCACTCGCGATGAAATCGATGTGACCACCATTGGTCAAACGCTTGGTCAGTTTGCTCCATTTAAGACTTACATCACAGGTTTTGCTGATGGTGAAGGCTCGGCCACTATTTACACTACAGATGATGACACTACGATTGCGTCACGCTTGGTTGATGACGTCATCCAGCGTGTTCAGACCGGTGTTCAATTCAAGCTCTACACCGATCGGGTAGTCGCCTCTGGTGTTGTTAATGACACCCTAAGCCGGAGCATTGAAATGGAAGCTGTGCTTACTTCAGCCAGCTTTACAGTCAACCCAGACGATGCACAATCGATCGAGGTTGCGTTCCGTCCATCTGCTGTGCCTACCTTCGATTTCAGCAAGAGCTGATAATCGTTTTGATCGTAATACCCCCGGCTTGCGCTGGGGGTTTTTTTATGAGTATTATTTGCTTACTGTTTCAAGGCTTTTATGTCTACTGCTGGCGCTAGTCTTCGTGCCCTTGACCGCCTAAAAAAAGCTGCAAATCTTGTTCCTGTCAAAAGAATTGTAATTCTAAGCGATGGTGCTGAGTTTGAATTTTGGTCTACGCCATTGACGATGGCAGAACGTGAACGCGCACAAAAGCAAGCTGGGTCAGATGATGCCACCCAATACGCTTTGCAGCTATTGGTAAACAAGGCAACAGATGAAGATGGTCAGCGGATGTTTAAGGCTGGTGAATTGGCCGAGCTTAAGAATGACGTTCGCGACGAAGATTTGCAAGGGTTGATGCTTGCTCTTGTAACAGGTGAAGGAAACGTTACTGAGGACGAAGCAAAAAACTAACCAAGCTCTTCAAAGATGACTACCCATTGCGGATCCAGATGCGTTTAGCCCGTGAACTGGGCTACACGTTGTCTGAGCTTTCGCAAAAGATGTCACGCGAAGAGCTTCAGCTCTGGTGTTTGCTGTATGAAACAGAAGCAGTAGAAGAAGCTGAGATGCGCCGCAAAGCAAAGCGGAGGTAGACTTGTGCCACACGGTTAAGAGCTTGTGGCATGGGCGTTGTTGTTGTTGACCTAACAGCTAAAGACAATGTCAGCCCTGCGCTGAACAAAGTTGACGGCGCCGCTAAGAAGCTAAATAAAACCGTTACAGACTCTCGCGGCAGGCTGCGAAATGCTCAAGGGCAGTTTGTGGCTATGTCTAAAAGTGCTGGCACAGCAAGGCAAAGCGTCAAGTTGCTTGGCACTACATTCTCAACTTATTTGGGGCCTGTCGTTGCTATAGGCGCAGCGATCACAGGAGTTTCAAAAGCTCTCAGCATCATGGGAGACCGGGAGGCTGATGCGGCTGCTTTAGCAAATGGCTTAAAAGGTTTAACGACAAATGGTGCTGCAGCTTTAGACGAGTTGAAAGGCAAGGCCGACGAACTTGGTAAAGCCACTTTGTTTAACGAAGAAGACTTCACAAAAGCATTCAAGATGCTTACAAGCTTTAGAACGATTGGTGTTAGTAGTTATGGGGAGGTCGCAGAGACTGCTGCTGACATGGCGCAAGTGCTTGGGCAAGACGTAAACAGCGTGATGCTGCAGGTTGCCAAAGCTCTTGAGGCTCCAGATGTTGGGTTAACTGCTTTGCAACGGTCAGGCACTCGATTTACTGATCAGCAAAAGCAACAAGTCAAAGCGATGGTAAAAGCGAATGATGTTGCTGGTGCTCAGGCATTCATTCTTAAAGAACTGAATAAGCAATATGGCGGCGCTGGGAAAGCTGCTGCTAAGGGCTTTGCTGGTGCGATGGATACGCTGGGCGAGGTTACGCGTGATGCGTTTGAAGCATTTGGAAAGTTAATTGCCCCTAAAATTATTCGGGGTATAAAATTTATCAGCGGTGGCATTGAAAAACTAACCGATTTTTTCACAGTGCTTGGCAAAAAAGTGATGCCTGTGTTTCAAAGTGCGTTGCAGCCAATTATGGAAGCCATGCAGGGAATATTTCAAGACATACCTTTTGACAAGGTTGCAAACATTATTGGTAATCAAATTATTAATAATTTCATCTTCCTTGGTAATGTCCTCAAAACCGTGGCTCCTTTGATTATTAGTATAGTCAAAGCACTTGTTGAAACATTAAAAAACAGCCCGCTTGGTTTTGTTGTTCGGCAAGCTTATAGGCTGGCCGAGGCGATGGGCTTAACAAAGCCTTTGATTGAAGATTCTGCAAAAGCTAGCAATAAGTTGGGGCAGGGTTTTGATGATATACCTGAAAAAATCGATGCTGCTACAGAAGCAAAAAAACGACTAATCGAGTCGACAAAAAATTCTCTTAAGTTTTTAACTAAAGAAAAAGAAGAAATTAAAGCTCAAGAATCTGCCATTAAAAATACCCTTGATGTCACAAACGCTCGCCTGAAAGCAGAACAGGCAATTAACAGCCTCCAAGGTCAAGTGCTAAAAAGTGCTTACGAGCAAGCGGAAACCGCAAAAGAGCGTTTAAAAATTGCTACAAAGATTTTTCAAAACGAAATAAAAGGCGCAGAAATTGCTTACAAACAGGCTTTAAACAGTATTTTTGTTGAAGAGCAAAGGCTGAAGTTAAAGCGCACAGGCGCAATAATTGAAGCGCAGACTTTAAAAGCACGCGGTGAAATACTTGTAGCCGAAAAGAAAACGACTGAAGAAAAAGAAAAAGCACAAGCCCAAGTCGAAAAAGCTGTTGCATCTCAAATGCAGGCAGTGCGTTTAATTAACAAACAAATAAAAGCACAAGCTGAAATTAGCAAATTCCAGCAGGAAGCTTTAAAAGCCCAATTTGAAGCTGAACTGTTAACAGCAGGTCAAAACCTTCAACAAAAACTTGTAAGCGCAGAGATTGAAAAAAGCCAAAAAGAAGCAGAAAAGCTAGTTACCCGCCTTACAAATAGCGCACGAAATACAGTAGAGCTAGCTACTGGGACTGGCAAAGTTGCATCAAACGCGCAGCGATCAGCCCACATGTTCATCCAAGTCGCTGATAACGCAAGAAATGCAGCGAATGCAATTAACTCAGCATCAGACGCACAGTCAAGGTTAAACACATTAAGAGCGACCCAACCACAAACAGTGTCAGGCGGTGGAAGTGTGCCAGCTTTTGCTGAGGGCGGCATGGTTACAAGGCCAACGCTTGCAATGGTTGGCGAAGGTGGTGAGCCTGAATACATTATTCCGCAAAGCAAAGCTGCTGGGTTTGCTAATAACTTTCTGTCAGGCAGTCGCGGCAGTGCGGCAATCCCACAGTTTGCAGATGGCGGATTTGTTGGGGCTATCAATATTCAGACCGGGCCTGTAATGCAGCAAGATAATGAGACGTATCTAACAATGGGCCAATTTGAAGAAGGGATTCGAGAACTAACAGAATCGCTTTCGCGTGGTAGTCGTAGTTATGGCTCACGTCAATTTCAAGGAGTTTCGTAATGAGTTTTAGGGGCCAGGCTCAATACTTAAGGATCTACGCTTCAGGTGGGGCGGACTATCAGTTGTGGCAAAATTTCTATGTAAATCAGACTGTCACAGTATCGGCCAAGGCATATACCTTTTTCCCTTTTGCTTGTGACGGCATTACAGAAACCTCTGCGCTTGGTGGGCGATCAGTACAAGTAAAACTTCCTGCAACTTCTTTAGCTGTCAACGCGCTCCAAGATGCGTCAAGGTTGAAGTATTTATGCGAATTGAGCGTATATGAGTTTGACACTCGCTTAGGCATTGCCAGCCCACAGTCAGGGCAAACTTTAATTGCAAGTTTTTTGGGTTATGTCTCTAGGATGAATGGTTCATTCACTGCGCTTAGAGTGGAGCTTGGTTCTACGCTTGCGCCCATTGGAGCGCAGATCCCGCCACTAACCGCAAGCAACGCATTAGTTGGAGTTCCCCTCCAGATATGACACTCGAATTTACCGAACCTCTATTCCTACTGTCAGCGCAGACTGGTTTATCTGTGGCTGAGCTGCAAGCGCAAGCAGCAGAAGGAAACCCAGACGTTTCAGGCCCTCAAGCAGTTTTGAAAACTGGCGAGCCTATCCCTATTGTTTTTTGTCGTCGAAGAGCACTTAATTCAGTGCAAACAGGTGGAG